ATAGGGCGTATGTGATGCACGTTAGCTGGTCTTTGACATACCAAGCACCCTAAACTAGCAACCTTGCTCATATGCTCTCTCTCGGCTTTTGATGGTGCTTTTTTCATATTAACAACATTTGTGTACTAATTTTTGTATTATTTTCATATCTTATATTTTTAGATTTGGGATATGGCTGAGTTTTAAGTTTTAAATGTTTTAAAAAATTGCTTTTGTCTTTTTTATCACAATAAATGTAAATATATCTATGTTTTCCTTTAATCTGTTTTTTTTTTAGTTGTAATTTTTTGACTATTTCTTTTACATCTGGAACTAATTTATAAGATGTCATAATATCATCATATGAATTATCAAAACCTAATATTTTTTTTAATTTTATCCAATCATCTACACTTGGAAAACTAAAACCTTTATCTGTTCTAAACCAATGTCCAGCAGTATTTTTGTAATTAAAAA